TGGGTCGGCTCCAACCCGCTCGGCCTCGAGATCGTCGTGGACAGCAACTTCGCTGCCAAGACCATGATCATCACGAACAGCCAGAAGGCCTTTGAATTCTACGAGCAGATCGGCGGATTGATGAGCCGCGAGGAACCGTCAACGCTCGGACGCGTTTTCAGTTTCCACGGTTTCGTCAGCACCTTCGCTGCCGTGCCCGGCATGATCCGCAAGATCACTCAGGCCTGATCGGAGGGGCCGCCCGATGGCGACCTACACAGTCCAATACGGCGTCATCATCCCCGGCTACGTCACCGCCACCACGCTGACCCCCAACGAAATCGTGGTGGGCGGATCGGTGACCGTCGCAGGTGCGGGAGCGGCATACAACGGCACAAAAACCGTCTATGCCCTCCCGCAATACCTGCCCATCAACGTCGGTAGCGACGGCATCATCGAATACGACACGTCGTACCCGCTGGCCAACGCAGTCATGTGGGCCGACAGCCAAACACCCGTCAACATCAGCGCCATCAGCGGCACCATGGCGTACAGCCCGACGTGCACATGGATCAGCTACAGCCAGATCCAAGACTGGTTGGGCATCACGCTGGCCGGAGGTTCGGAAACAGCGTTTCTGACGCAGTGCGCCGCCGCCGCCAACGCTTTCTGCTACCGCCGCCGCCAAGAATCCGGCTACGTCGACGCGCTGGCCACCAGCCCGTCCGGCGACGTCACTTTGGGCACCATCATGTACGGCGGCGCCCTGTACCGTCAGCGCGGCGCCATCGACCAGTTTGCGTCGTTCACCGAAATGGGTGGCGCCCCCACCGTCGGCCTGTCCCCCATCATCAAGCAACTGTTAGGCATCTCGAGGCCGCAGGTCGCATGACATGGCCTACACAGACCTGTTCAACGAAGCGATCGACGACCTGTCCGCCACCCTGGCGACAATCTCCGGTCTGCGCGTCGTCACAGATCCAGGCAAAATCAACCCACCCTGCGTCTTCCTGGACGCCCCCTCGTGGACATCCTTCAACGGTGGAAACATCGTAAAAATGGAATTCTCCGTGCGCGTCTTCTCGCTGGGCCCATCCAACCTGGACGCCCTCCGCAACATCCTGGCGATCTGCGCCCAACTGTTCGAAAAGAACATCGCAGTCACAGACGGCCGGCCGGTGTCCGTCGTCATCGGCGGCCAAGAATTCCCGGCATACGACCTCACAATCCCCCTACAAGCACAGGTGGCATGACATGGCATACAAGATCATTTCCGAACGTCTCGGCGAACCAGGCGCAATCTGGACGCCCGTGGAAGGTGTCAACATTGAGGCGTTGATCGCCGGAGGATTCCTCGAAGACACCAACATCGCCCCCGGCAAATCTGCTAAGAATAAGAGCAAGGCTCCCGACGCCGCCAACACCATTCAGGAGTGAACCATGGCCACGTCGACCTACCTCAGCAACCCAGTCGTTACCGTCAATTCGGTGGATCTGTCCGACCAGTGCAGCGGCGCCACTTTGACGCAAGCCGTGTCACAGTTGACCGCAACTGCTTTCGGTGACACCGCCATGAAGTACGTGGCCGGCCTGCAGGAGAACAGCATCCAGTTGGATCTGTACTGGTCGACGGCCGCCACCGAGACCTACGCCACCCTCAAGTCGCTCGTGGGCACCACCACCACCATCACGGTCAAGGGATCGTCCGCCGCGACGTCGGCCACCAACCCGCTCGCCACCTTCACCGGCACCTTCCTCGCCGAACTGCCCGTGGTGTACACCGTCGGCGAACTGGCCACCTGCTCCGTCACCTGGAACGGCGGAACCTTCGCCTGGACGGAAGCCTGATTCATCCCTAACCCGAAAGGCCCGACATGAAACTGCACCTGAAGGTCGACATTGGTGACGGCCCGTTTGTCGTCACCACCAACCTGCAAACCATCATCGCATGGGAACGAAAGTACCGGCGCAAAGCCGGAGACCTCGCCGCAGGCATCGGCATGGAAGACCTTGCCTTCATGGCATGGGAATGCTGCAAGCAAGCCAAGATCGTGGTGCCCGTCGAACTGGACTCCTTCATCAGCAAACTCGTCGATTTGGAGGTGGTGTCGGAGGAGGCGTCAGGCCCTTTCCCTCCGGCACCTACCGACGCTCTTTAGCCGAACTGCTAATCAGCACCGGCTGGTGGCCGCCTGATGTACCCTTTGATACGGACGACCTCGCAACAGTCGCCCAAATTTTCAAGGAGCAGAAACGGTGACAGTCGGGGCCACGCTTGAGGTCAAAGGTGTCAAGGAAGCGTTGGCGATCCTCAACGCCCTCGACAAGTCAACGCGCCGCCAGATCACCCGTGATTTCGCCACCATCGCCGCCCCCATGGTGCAGGAAGCCAAACGCCTGCTACCGGGCGACGCCCCCATGTCCGGCTGGAACCGTGCTTACAACGTCGGCGGCCGCGAACGAGCTTTGGCCCGGCAAGCCGCCCGTTTCGCTAACCCGAACCGGGGACGTGTCCGCGAATTCGCTGTCACAGCCTCGAGCGGGGAAAGCCTGTTGCCGTGGAATGCCAACGCCGAACGACGATCCATCAAAGCCTTCACGTCCGGATCCAAGAAGAAGGCGGCCGTTTTCGGCATGAAATGGAACGACCGCACCGCCACCCTGTTCGACATGTCCGGCAAAGCATCCACCCCGCAAGGTGAACAGATGATCAACGTGCTATCCACCCGGTACGGCTCCCCGTCCCGAATCATGTGGAAAGCCTACGAAATGTCCTCCAAAGACATCCAAGAACAACTGCGACAACTCGTCGAAAAGATCATGAACCAGTCGTCCTACGCCCTCGCGTATAAGCAAGGCAAGACGTTCGTTTCCAAGATTGTGCAGGTCGTCTAATGGCAGTCCAAATCCCCATAGTCAGCCAATTCGTTGACGACGGCATCAAAGCCGCCCAACGCGAATTCCTGAAAATCAGCAACGCAGTCAAAAACGCTGAAGGCGCCATGGGCAAACTGAAGGCCGGAGGCACCGCCGCTTTCGACGCCCTCGCTAAAAACGCAGGCAAATTTGCGGCCGCAGCCACCGCCATGGCCGCCACCTTCGCAGTCAAAGCCGTTTTCGGCGCCCAACAACTCGCCCTGGCAGCCGGAAAACTTGCTGACGCCACCGGCCTCACCGTCGAGCAAGCGTCCCGCCTCAAAGAAGTAGCGGGCGACATCGGCATCGAACAGGGCACCCTCGAGGCGTCCATCGGCAAAATGAACAAGGCGTTGGGCACCAGCCCGCAACTGTTCAAAGATCTGGGCGTCCAAATCGCCTACGCAAAAGACGGATCCGTTGACGCCAACGAAACCTTCCTCAACGTCATCGACCGGCTCAACAGCATCAAAGACCCGGCGGAACGGGCCCGCGTCGCCTCACAACTGTTGGGCAAGGGCTGGCAATCCATGTCCGAATTGATTGCGGGCGGCTCCGACAAACTGCGGAAAAGCCTGCAAGAAGTATCCAACGCCAAGGTCGTCAACGAGGCTGAACTGGCGAAGGCCCGCAAACTCCGCGACAACCTTGACGACCTGAAGGACACCGGCGAAGACCTTGCCATGTCGATCGGTTCTGACCTGTTGCCCGTCCTGGTGGATCTCGCCCAGGCACTGTTGACCGTCTACGAGGCAGGCAAGAAGGTGGGCGACGTCATTGACTTCATGCCGCCCGTATTGGAAAAGGTCACTGGCGACACCCTTGATCAGGTGAAAGCACAAGCGGCGTTGAACGACATGTGGAAAGCCGGGTACGGCGCTATGGTTGACGCCGGCCGACAGTCCCGCGTCTTTGACGGTGACCTGCAAGACCTCACGGACGGCACCTACGACCTGAACATTGCCTGGCAACGCCTCCTTGGCACGTTGGATCAGGATGCCCAAATCCGTCAGGCTGAAGAAACCGTGCGACGCCTCCAGGAAGCCGCCGCCGCCGCCTTTACCGACCCGTCCAAAGTCAACGCCTACAAAGACGCCTTGGACAACGCCTACAAATCGGTGGCCGGCCTGATCCAGGCCATCGGCCTCGCCAACTCGGAACAAAACAAGATCAAGGTGCTGGTGGACACCGGCGACATCGAAGCGGCGATCCGTCTGCTCAACATCATGATGAAAAACCCGGGCACCAGTCTCCAGGACGCCATGCGGTTCCGTGGCCCTCGAGCGATGGGCGGCACCGTGTCCGCAGGCGGCACCTACCTGGTCGGGGAACGTGGGCCCGAACTTTTGACCATGGGCAACTCCGGCACCGTCACCCCGCTGGGTGCAGGTAGCGGCAACACCATCAACATCACCGTCACCTCAGCCGACCCGAACCAGGTGGTGGCCGCGATTCAACAGTGGACACGAAATAACGGTGCTATCCCGTTGGCGACCACCACGAACATCAGGCGCTAACCATGGCAATCACGACAACTTGGAAAGTCGACATCGGCACCCAAGCCGCCCCCACCGACTTCACCAGCCGCGTCATGTCTATGTCGATCACCCAACAAGTTGACGTTGATCAGATCGGGCGCGGCCAGTGCGTCATCACCCTGTTGAACAAGGACGGCGCGCTGACGCCCGGTGGTGGCGGCACCTATTCCAGCACAGACTGGTTCGCGCAAGGCATTTACGTCAACGCCAAAACCAACACCGGAGCAGGCGATACCAGCATTGACGTATTCGATGGCGTCATAGTTGACTTTGACGTCACCGACAACGGCGTCTATTCGACGGTAACGATCACAGCGTTGGACGGCCTTACGGTTGCCGCCAAAACCGTCGGCTCAACAATCGGAAACGCCAGTTACAACTACAAAAGTCTTTACGACGCATTAGTTGATCGTAATGGCATCGTTTTCCCACGGCTGGGGGGCACCAACGCTGAAGGCATCGTGACTTACGAATGGTCAGCCAGCGGATGGCCCGTAGCAAACAACAGTGGCGCAACCATTCTCCCGACTACCTACGCCGACGCACTCCAGACTTACCTGATCCCAACCGTGTCCGACGTGACATGGCCCACCAACATCACCGCCACCGGCACCGTCGCCAACTACAACATCATTAGCCTTGGCTACGAAACCACCCGTTCCAGCGCCAACCGTGTCACCTTCACGTTCGACCCGTCCGGCTCGATCTCCGGCACCGACCTGCCGTTTGACGACGACGGTTTTCAGCAGGCTTTCAACAACGACACGCTAATTAACCAGGCACAAGTCAAAGGTGTTTCAACCGGGCAAACCACCCAAACATCAACAAACACCACCAACACCAGTTACGGCAACCGCACCGTGCAATTTCTCGCCACCTTGGCTGTTACTGACACCGCCGCACTTGATCAGGCGACCATCCTCACCAACCGGTACGGCACGTCCCGATTCAACCCGGTAAGCATCCGCACCACCGCCAGCATGGTCAAAGCTCGAGCGGCCGACGCCGCCGAAACAACATGGCGCAGCTTGTTGGGTATCGCCACCGGCATCTGGCAGCGCACCGTCATCACCTGGCAAGGCTCCGGGGCATCCAGCCAAACCGCCTACAACGTCATAAAAGGCCGTCGGATCGACGTCACGCCCCAAGACACCGTTGTTACGCTGATGCTGGGCAACTGGGCTGACAACCACGCCTTTATTCTCGACACCGACCAACTTGACATTGACAGATTGGGATACCAGTAATGGCGACACAGTACACAGCAGGCTTCGCGGCAGGCCAGATCCTGACCGCCGCCAACATGAACAGCATCGGCGCGGCCGCAGAAACATTCACGCCCACCTGGACGGCCTCCACAGCCAACCCGACACTGAACAACGGCACCTTGAGCGGCAAATACTTTCGCATCAACAAGATGATCTTCTGTCAGATCTTCTTGTCGATCGGCAGCACCACCGCTGTCGGCACGGGCCAGTATCGGTGGGCGTTGCCAGTCACCGCCGCGTCACCAATCAACAACAACTTGTCGATCGGCTCGGGACGCTATTACGACGCCTCAACGCTGACTGCCTACCTCGCCAACGTCATCTTCAACGCCGGTGCCACCACCTACGTGTCGATGTACATTCCCAGCCAGATCCTGAGCAGCACCGGCCCGGTCGTCCCGGCCGTCGGCGACGAATACCACCTGAATTTCTGGTACGAGGCCGCCTAATGAAAACCGGACTTGTCCTTCTCGTCCTGTTGGGCGCCCTCGCGATCTGGGTTGTGGCATGAGCGTCAACCCGTCCAAAGCGTTGATTGCCCTGGTGGCCCTCATCTGCATGACCGTCCTGCTGGCCGTCGACCGCATCGAAACCGACCAGGGACTGCCCATCATCACCATGATCGTCGGCTACAGCGTCGGCAACGGTATGGCCGCCATCACCGGCAAACCTGTCGACCCAATCATCAAAAAGAAAGACCGCACATGATCGCCTCCACCATCACCGTCACCACCAGCCCGACACTGCTGGTCGCCGCCACCGCCAACGCCACCCGCACCGTCTACTTCGAGCCGGTCGGCGCGGACGTGCACGTCGGCGGATCCGCAGTCACCACCACCACCGGCGTCGTCACCAAAAAAGACGTCATCTCCACCATTGACCTGCCACCCAAAAACGCGATCTACGGTGTCACCGCCACCGGCACCGTCACCGTGCGGATCCTCCAACCCGAAGGCGACTTCTGATGGCGGTAGCCAAGAAATTCAAGTCTTGGCAAAAAGCAGGTGCGCCGGCCGACCCGTACAACCAGAAATCCCCCAACCTGGTGCAACTCGCCGCCTACGCCAAACGCACATGGAACCTGACCAACCTTGGGATCTACAACCGGCGACCGATACGCGGCGGCACCGCCTGGTCGTCCCACGCTTTCGGCGCAGCCGTCGACCTCGCCTACCCGGATCCCGCCACCCTCGAATGGATCATCCTGCCGTGGCTGATCGAGAACAGCCAGGAACTGGGTATCCAACGCATACACGACTACCAGCGGAAACGCTATTGGGAAGCCGGAAAAGGGATGGTCAACAAGTCGCCCGGCGACGGCCAACAATGGATCCATGTGGAAACCCATGTGGACAGTTGGGGAAACAACACGCCGATCGAAGCGCGTCTGTCCACAGGCAAGACGTGACATTCTGACCACCATTTGCTAAACACCTCCCGACCTCGGAAACCCGACTTAGGAGGAACCATGAAACCCAAGCACCTCATCGTGCTATTGACCGGCTTGGCCGTCACCATGACTGTCGGCGGACAAGTCGCCCACCGGCTTGTCAGCCCGCCAGCCCCGCAAACCAGCGTCGCGACAATCACCCCGCCGCCGCGCACCGTCATCATCACCCCAGTGGCCACCACGGCACCCGCCACTACAACCACGTCAGACGCCCCTAAAACGGCGCATGAGGCCCTGCAAGCCGATCTGGGCACCCTGATAGCCCCCGACACACCCTGCCAAGAATGGGCGCCTTTGGCACTCGAGGTGGGCTGGCCGGCCGATCAGCTGGTAAACGTGCTGGAGGAGATGTGGCAGGAATCCCGCTGCCAGAACATCATCCCCGGCGACCCGCGTTGGAACGGCGGCGACCACGGCCTCATGCAAATCAACGAAGTTTGGGCGAACGAAACCGCCGACCTATTCGGCTCGTGGGAACGGATTGACGACCCGGCCGTCAACCTTGCCATGGCCCTCGAGATCTGGCGTTGGCACGAAATTAACCGTGGGTGCGGCTGGTCACCATGGAACCGGCCATGCTGAACATTGACAAGCCGTGGTGGGTGGAACAAGCCGCCTGCCGTGACGCAGATCCCGCCATGTTCTTCCCCGGCCCCGGACGAGGAAACGCCGCCGCCGCGAAACAAGCCAAAGAACTGTGTCGCACCTGCCCGGTAGTAAACGAGTGTCTGGCATACGCGATGGGATTGTCGCCTCGTTCCCTTACCGGGATTTGGGGTGGCATGACTGAACGTGAACGAGCCAGGCAACACAAAGCCACCCACGGCCTTGTGTATAGTCACAAACCACCAACCCGACATTAGGAGACACCGATGCCCGACCACATCGACCCGGACGCCGCCGCGCACTTCATCCGTGAAGCCACCGTGGCCATGGATCACGCCAGCCACACCCTGCAGGTGTTGACCGCCCTCGTGGAGCAGTTGCGCGCCGACCGCGCCGAACTACGTAAAGCCCTGTACGAATGTTCGTACTGTCTGACGTCGCTCGAGGTGGCTCCGTCCGCCATGACGAAGACCACCGCCGACACCCTGGTGCGCCTGAACCTTGGAGGCTTCAATGATTGACCGGACACGCCTTGAGAAACCCACCGGTGGCGCATGCTGCCGCTGTGGTGCACCGCTGGCCGGTGACGACATCTTCCACTGGTCGCCAGGCTCATGGAGCGTCTGGTGCTTCCCTTGCTACAAAGCCGAACATTTTCACAACCTGGTGCGCATCCAACAGCGAGCGGAGGAACGTCGTGGGCTTTGATCTGTCGTCCTACGCCACCGTCGAGGAACGACTGGCACTGTTCTGGGCCGCCAACCCTGACGGCCGCATCTGGACGGAACTGGTACGCATGGACGACCACGCCTGCCTGTTCCGCACCGAGGTGTACCGGCATTTCGACGACCCGCACCCCACCGCCACCGGCTACGCCTACGAAGAAAAATCCGACCGAGGCGTCAACGCCACCAGTCACGTGGAGAACTGCGAAACATCCTCGACTGGCCGCGCGCTTGCCAATTGGATTTATCAGGCGGGTAAACGTCCGTCGAGGGAGGAGATGGGCAAGGTGGAGCGGATGGGTGGCGCCCCGGCACCGTCCGGCGACGGCCCGTCAGACGCACAGATCAAACTGTTGCGATCGTTGCGCTACGACGGTGACCCGCGCGCCCTGTCCAAGCGCGAGGCGTCAGCCATGATCGACAAACTAAAAACGGAACATCCGTTCTGATGCCTACGGTGTACTTGGCACCCATCGAAGTAGATCGTGCATGGCAATGCGCCGCGCAACGACAGGCCGCAAACAGCGACCCGAACCGGCCTAACCACAACCCGGACACCGACCCATACCGGAACATGCACTGGGAATTCCGTGGCGCCCTTGGCGAACTGGCCTGCGCCTATTATCTCGAGCGGGCATGGACAGGCGAACATGATCGGGTAGCGGACGTCGACGGCCGCGTCGAGGTGCGCACCACCCAGCCCGCCTACCGGCTTGCCCTGGTGCCTAAAGACTTCGCCACCCACGACCTTGACACCCCGTACGTGTCGGCCACATGGGACGGCAACAAGAACGAGGTGCGGATCAACTTGCGCGGCTGGGACACGCTCCGCAACCTGCGCCAGGTGATGACCACCCACGAAAAAGAAGGCCACGTTTTCCACCTGATTGAAACGCAAGACCTGCAACCGATGACACGGCTAAAAGACTGGCTATGACGAGACGAAAAATCCACGACCACAAAGGTGGTACGGAATGCTGCATGCCACGAAAAAAACCGTCTACGGGGTATCAATACGGATGTCGTTGCAACCGTTGCCTTGATTGGTACGTCACCTATTGGAAATTCAATAAAAGCAAGTACACAAGGGAATCAACAAAACCAATTTGTCCACAGTGCGGACAACGGCACATCAAAACACAGTTTCCGATCTGCAAACAATGTTGGACTCCGTTTATTAAAAGATGTAGCGGATTGCCGTGGTCATGGGTTAAACGCCAGATTGAACGGTCGGCATGTTTCATTTGCGAAACACCGATCGACATGAATCAGCCCGGTAAAGGCGGCCGTCATTGGCAAGTTGACCACGATCACCGGATCAGCCGTTGGGTGCGAAAAGAAAGCGTCCGCGAAGTGCTGTGCGGCCCATGCAATTCAAAAGTCGGGCACATTGAGGCGGCTCGGGACGCCGGCCTGCTACACAAAATCATTGAGTACACGGAACAAACGCATGCTCGAGTCTGATTTCCAAGCCCAAGTGATCGACGTCGCCCGGTTTCGAGGCTGGATGGTCATGCACCAGCGTCCCGCACAGATCCGCACTGGCCGCTGGATCACAGCTGTACAGGGTGACGCCGGTTTCCCCGACCTGGTGTTGGCCCGCCCGGTGGCCGGCGAACTGATCTTCGCCGAACTGAAAAAGGAAGGCGGCCGAGTCAGCCCGCTACAAAAAGCATGGATCCGCACCCTCATGGCCGCCGGAGCCGAAACCTACATCTGGTATCCGTCCGACATGCTTGACATCATCACCCGACTATCAAGGAGCAACACATGAATCATCCCTGGCAACAGCCGATCCGCCCGCTCGAGGTGCAACCAAACGGCGCGCGAGACCTGTGGATACCCGTGCTGTTCATCGCTGTCGATCAACTGAACGACGGTTGGAAGGTTCTCAGTATCGGCGGCCACGTCTACCGGGACGATGAAGCGTTGCTCCGCATAGCCGACTGACCGTCTGCTACCGTCGCCCCCTACAACCGATCACGACAGCCCACAGACGAGGTGGGCATCAGGCCCGGCAGGCATGCAACCTGCCTTGGGTAATACACGGGAACGTGGGTGTGCCCCCATGCGTCGACGTGGGGGAGCAGCGTCCCCGAACGACACAAACGGCCAATGGTGTCCGCCCTAACCAATCCGGCTACCAGCGTTAGTTACGCGAAGTGTGGGGGGCACAACGCACCAACCCTCGCACTACAATCGAGGACAAGCCCCGAGGAACGAGGGGCGCGTCAGCCCAACGAGCGAAGCGAGGCGGGAGCCAATGCCCAAACGAACCAGCGACCCGACCTACCTCGCGGCTCGACGAGCAATCCTCCAAGGCGACCCCACCTGCCACTGGTGCGGCGCCCCAGCCACCGAAGCCGACCACCTCATCGAACATGACCGTGGTGGTAGTGACACCGTGGACAACCTCGTACCCGCCTGCAAACCCTGCAACAGCCGACGCGGCAACGCCTACAAAGCGAAACGCGACGCCATCCGACTCGCCAACCGCACCATCGCCACCGGCCCCGCACTTTTTTCCCCCGACACGACGCC